GCCTAAAGATCTTGCCAGGGTACACACTCATGTCTTGACCTGGAACCAAGTTAGTCTCATCGACTTCCATAATAAGGTTACCAGAAAGTGCAGCATTGTCAATAGCCATACGCATAAAACCATTCATCAAGGTCTGCGTATCATCCATATTCTCAGCGATACCTACACCAAAGAAGCTATATGGATTGTGCTCGTAAGGAGTGGAGTAGTAAGGAATACGTGCTGGTTTGAAGGGGTTAAGTACCATACGTAGTACTTCACCGTTACATACCCAGATGTTACAGCTTACTTCGTTTAGATCACGTAACTCTTTAGGGATCTTAACGCCATTGTCTTCTAGGATGTCTACATCAACGAAACCCCAGAACTCCATAACTTCCCAGCGCTCAGACTGAGCAGAGATGTCATCGTCTTCCATCTTCATTTCCCAGTGCTTACGCACGTAGTCGGGGCTTTGAGCGATAGCGTTCTCAATAGAATCATCACGGAAGTAAGGGCGTCCCTTCAAAGAGCGCAGCTGATTGCGTGACATCTTGTGACGCTCAACTACGTACTCTGCGTCATCCATTGAGGTAGACTCAGGGTCAGGGTAGAAGTTCCATACAGATACGTGGTTACACTCAGGGACAGTCTTAACGAGAGGGGAGTACTCACCGTCTTCACCCCAGCTAGGGTACTCTTTATCTACAGCGAATGGACCCTTCATTACGCCTGTACCAAGCAACGCCATCTCGAAAGCCATTGAGCGCAGATGCTTGGATGCACCACTCTCATTAAGCTGATCGTGGATCTTCTTCTCCATCTTCTTAGCTGCTACCATCGCAGGATGGAATGACACTGTAGTAGGAGTAGTACCGTCACCTTCGATGATCTTATCGCTAACAGGAGACAACTTAGTCTTGAGACCCGCTAAGCGCTCCTGTAGATCAATGATCGTTTCTCCGGGTAGTAGCTTACCGTCATCGCCTAACAGCGCTGTAGGGGCTGCTACGTTCTCTGTGACAGCCCTTCCACCTTCACCCGCCTTATCGGCATTAGGATCTACGTTAATATGTACAGCTTCAGCTACACCGTCTGGTAGTACAGTAGGGTCTACTGCAAGAGGGAACTTGTTGTTACCGAAGAGTACGTCTACGATCTGTCCGTAGGCTGCAAGTGTTTTAGTCTTAGTTACCTTAACAAATACACGTGACTTCTCTGTGTCAGTGAACTGTACGTCTGAACTGTAAAGCCCACGGTAGTTACGATAAGCACGTAACCAACGCTCTTCATCTACAAGTCGAGCATCCTCTGCACGTCCGAAGCGATCCTTAACGAAGCTAACTACGCTATTAACAGACTCAAAGAGTTTATCGCTGCCGTTTTCAGCTGCTACTACTTCATCTGTGTCGAAGTTTACGTCTTCAATGTCTGCCATATTTTAATACCCGAATGTTGAGTCTGAAGCTTGAAATCCAGAACGTTGATCTTTAGCTGGATTGTAATCCCATAGAGAACTACGTGGTCTTGTCATTATACCATAACGTAACGCATCATACAAGTGGTCTTCTGCATTAGTATCTACATCTTCTGGGTTTCTTTTGTCCAGTGGGATAGACGGTAGTTGTGCTATTGTGTTGGTACACGTAGAAAAGAATACTAACCTAGGTTCCTCTGTGTATTCATCTACCTGCAATCTGCGGTGTAGTTCGTTCTTACCAGATATACGTGAGCCTTTTGATCTATCTGAAGGACGCCAGCGACATCCCTTCATGTTCATCTGCTCAGCTAGTGAAGGACCAGTATCACCACGGTTATGCCATAGTGAGGAGTCAAGCACCCCGTAGCGTATAGTACCATCCCTAGCTTCAGCTTCTAAGATCATATCAGCTAAGTCTGTAGCTGTAACCTTAGAGCAGTACAACTCTCTATAAACTATGAGTTGCTCTGAAGGTGTTACTGCTAACCACACAACCCCCGTAAAGGAGCCATACCCGTAGTCACACGCCCTGAACTTAGTCCAAGAGTCTGGTATATCAAAGGGTTCAACTACGTGTATGTTCCTGTTGAACTCAGGGAAGGCTGCACCTTCGTTGACATCCCAGTTACCCTCAAGTAGTTGCTTCCTTTGATGCTCAGGTAGAGACAGAAGCATTGCTTCGTAGTCGCCACTCTCAGCTAGGTGAGGGTTATCGAATAGGCTTGCAGGTATAAACCTACGTTTAAACAGTGGATCACCTTCTCTACTGTGACCCTTAGGGTAGGTAAGCGTTTCACCTGTCTCAATGTCTGTAGCCCAGAAAGGCGTGTTAGACGGGGCAGGATCAATAAACATTTTCTTGACCCAAGAGTGGCCTGGACCACCAGGGTTGGTTGTAGCCCTCATATAGAGGCCTAACTCCTTGGAACTACTACGTAATCGAGACCGCATGTAGTTCCACCCATAGGGTGACTGCCATTGCGTAAGCTCATCGAAGGCTACGTAGTTAAACGCCTGCCCTTGGTAGCGCATAACGTCTGTGTCTTTGTCGAGGTAGGACATCCAAAGACGCCCTCCTCGGGGTGTGGTCCACTGAGATTTGCGTTCAGACCACTTTATACCGGGTATTGCTTTAGGGTACAGGTCTTGGCTTTTCTGTATGAGTTCCCTAAGTTCTTCTGTAGTGTGACGTACAAGTAGACCACTAAAGTCTGGGTTATTCAAGTCACGTAGCGGATCTGCTAGTGTGGCATACGATTTACCTCCGCCAGCTGCGCCTCCATATAGTACCTCACGCTCTGCAGAGGCTAGATATTGTGTCTGAGGCCCAGGGTTAGGCTGAAAGACCACCTCTTGAGCAGCAATAGGGTCAAACTCTGCAGGTTTAACTTGGGCGGGTACTGCTGTCTTGTTCGTCTTCTTCGTAGGTGTAGTAACCGAGTCTTTCTTTTTCGAGGATCTCGTACTGCCTGAGCGCTTTTTCGAGCCGCTGGGCAAGCTTGCGTTTAATTGCAGCAAGTGACTTACGTTTTCTTTCGACATCTATACGCTTTTTCAACCCCATGTGTGAGATATACCTGCCTGACTGTGTTGATAGCCAAGCACTGACTTCCCTGTAACTATACTGCTTTAGATGCTTCTTTGCAAGTACTAAAAGCTCTAATTCTTTAGTAATAGGTTTAAGCCAGTCCTCATCATCCGGGTCTATCTCGTAACCAAATGGTACTTGAGGCGATAATCGTGGGATTCTCTCCCATCTCTTTACTTTAAAGTCAGGCTTAGGCAACATCCAGTAGCCTATGCTCTCACGTTCTTTAGTCTTAGTTACTCGTATCATCTTGCTCTTTAGGTGGGAGGATAAACAAACCACCTGAGGCTTGTACCTCCACACGCTCCGTCTTTACAATACCTGCACGATCAAGTACTTCTTTGGCTGCAGCCATCTTCTCTTTTACACCTAGCTCTGTAGGGTCAATAAGAGCCTGACCAAACGCTACAGCTGCCTTAGGTCCAATACGTGCCATGTACGTCTTAGTACCCTCGAAGATCTCATCCTTAAGAGAATCAATGATAAGCCTCGTAGGCGTGTTATCGCTGTAGCCAGCAAGCTTCTTAGCTTTCACTACGTCACCGCCAGCCTCATCGAAGAGTACCTCTAAGAACTTAACTTGATTCTCTGTAAGTTGTCGTGCCATTACACTACTTTCTTATGTTTCACTGTCTGTTCCGTAGAACCGTTGCTTGATCTCACCACGGGTAAAACCAATATCTTTAAGCTGTTTGTCACTCATGTTATTCAGTAAGTAATAGTCTGCTCTCATCTGCTGTGCTCTTGCAATAGATGCACCTATATCAGATAAAAACTTAGCTACAGCTTTAAGAGTGCGTTTGGTTGTAGCAATTACTGTAGTTTTAAACTGGCTTGGGTAGTCGTATGTTAAGTACATTATGTAGTCTCCTGTGTTATGCCGTTCTTGGCATGTACAGTTATACTACAAAACAGTAAGGTTTAGAACTGCTATATTGGAATACCCGCTATGTGTTAGCCAACAGGTACAAACGTCTCAGTTACAGTAAGGATAGTGTCAATATGACCAGCGGAAGTAGGTACGTTTTGTATCTTGTCACCCGGCTGTAGTACTAGGTCAATGTCGGAGAAAGTAACGTAATCACCTGCATTTAAACTCTTACCTGAAAGAAAGTGAGACGTGTAGTTATCAGCTGCTACATACCATTCTACATCTACAGAGTTTGTACTACCACCACCGTTGACTACATGGATAAACGTAACCTCAGCTACACAGTTAGCAGGGCATGTATATACAACCTCTGTAGCAGTGCCACTGTTGTGACCATACACAGAACGCATACGTGCTGGTTTGCCCTGATTGAGTAAGCTCATTTCTTTTTAGCAGCCTTCTTAACTGTCTTTACTACCCAAGCTTCATTCACATCAGGAGTATCGGGGTTGTCAGCAATGAAATGTCCATTTTCATCACGTGCTCGTACCACTTCCAGATCCTCATCTTTAGCCTCTACCTTTTTAGTTACCTTCTTAGCAGGAGTCTTTTTAACAGGCGCTGGGCTTGCAAGGTCTGCTTCCTGGCAGATAGTATTAACGTTAACGTCCTTACTCTGTACGTTACCGTAGTTGTCTTCACCAGCAGACTGGTTACCCATTGAGTCCCACACGTAGCCATGCTCATCTACACGGTAGCCCTTAGCTTCCAGTGCTTCTTTATATTTATGATAATACTTCATTACTTCATATTCTTCATTGGACGTTCAGCAGCCATAGAAGCACCACAAGGTACTGAGCCGCCTTTGTTGTAACCCATCTTCTTAGTCATACCACCCTTCATATAGCCCATCTTCTTAGCTACTTCAGGTGCTTCTTTCTTAAGAGCTTTCATGCCTTTGTTCATCATAGTCTTAATCCTCTTCCGTTATCATATCAATGTCTTTACAGTCCCACCCTTGGCAGGCTTTCTCTTGGCTACACACAAACTCAAACTTAGTACAAGCACCCAAGCCTGACTCAATGTTCAACGCTTTCAAAGTACGAGCACGGTTGTCGAAGTACTCACAGTTACCACAAGTCTTAAGGGCTGCAATGTCTGCGTCCTTATTCCAAGCTTTACCTAGCTCTTCTGCAGTAGCACCATACATCCAGTACTTCTCTGCACGGTCACGGTTCTTAGGGTCTACCTCAGGTGGCTCCCCTAACATCAAACTCATCATCATAGTACTACTTCCTATACTTAGCTGTCTTCTTAGCAATATTCTTAGGCTGGGCTACAAACTGCTTGCCTTGCTTAGTACCCTTACGTTTAGCTGCACTTGTAGCTGCGTACTCTGCAGGAGATAAAGCATCTCTAGCTTTCTTAGGGAGGTAACGCTCACCTGTAGCTTTCTTACCTTGAGTAGAGGGCTTACCTGACTTAGTACCCCACTTCTCATCTCCCCACTTCTTAAGTGATTTCTGAGGTGCTTTCATTACGACTTGTAGCCTCCACCCTTAGCTTTGTATTGCTTAGCTACCATCTGAGCTTTACGTGCTGACCACTGCCCAGGCTTACCGCCCTTACCGCCAGCCTTCACTTTAGCTACAAGGTTCTTACGCATCGTAGGCTTAGTGTAGTTACCTGCTGCATTAACTGTTGATTTAGTCTTAGCCATTACGCTGACTCTCCTATTTCAAAACACAGAGGTACTGCAAATACACCTTGGCTTACTAAGTATTCAGCCATCTTGGTTGCATCAGCGTTACACGCAGTCTCACCGTAGAACATCTCTTTTTTGTTAGCGAATACCTGGCAAGACGTAGCCATCTGATTAGTACAAGCCAGTATAATAGCTACCCACACATTACCAAGCCTTACATGACCAGTAACGTGCAGTGAACTTATCTGTAGCTGTATCACAACTGTGTCTAGCTCTGAAGTTCTTACGCCGCTCTGGGTTATCCTTCTTGATAGACATGTTCGGATCACCAAAGCGTACAACCTTTACTTGGTCACCCTTCTTAGCTAAGACAGCACTCTTCTTAGATCCACCAGGAGTCTTCTTAGGTTTGTTGTAACCTGGGTACGTCTCACCCCGGTACTTCAACTTACCACTAGGTAAACGTTCTACATCTTTAGTTGTAGCCATATCACATCAACTCAAAATGAGGGCCATCAATAAAGGGTCTGCGCCCTTGACTACGGCGTAAATCTACATAAGCCATCATAGCGTCTTCAGCTGTACCAGGGTAACTACGGATGTCACCCTCTGACCAAGCTGCACCCCACTTGATAGCTACACCAAGCTCCTTAGCTGCCTCTTT